AGATGTGTTGACATACCAAGTTGAGGTATCTTTGAAGGTTGCGCTTGTCAGTGCGGTATTCTTAAATGCAGTGTACCCAATGCTTATCACACCACTTCCGATGGTGACACTGGTCAAACTTGTGCAATCCTTAAATGCATAGTTACCGATGCTTGTCACCGTATCAGGAATGACAATGCTTGTAAGCGCAGTACAGCCAGAAAACGCATCTTGAGGAATGTTTGTCACACCACTTCCGATGGTGACGCTTGTTAGACTTGTGCATTTCTGGAACGCATAGGCAGCAATGCTCGTTACGCTGTCAGGGATGACAATGCTTTCAAGGGCAGAGCAGGAAGAGAACGCACTGGAACCAATGCTCGTTACGCTGTCAGGGATGACAATGCTTTCAAGGGCAGAGCAGAAAGAGAATGCGGAGGTAGGAATACTGGTCACACCACTTCCGATGGTGACGCTTGTAAATCCGCATTTTTGGAATGCATAGTTACCGATGCTTGTCACCGTATCAGGAATGACAATGCTTGTAAGCGCAGTACAGCCAGAAAACGCATTTGCACCAATGCTCGTCAAGCTATCAGGAAGATCAACACTTGCAAGGGTAGTGCAGCTGTTGAATGTGTAATCACCTATGCTCGTCACACCGTCAGGGATGACAATGCTTTCAAGGGCAGAGCATTGATAGAATGCATAGTTGCCAATGCTTGTTACCGTGTTCGGAATTTCAAAAGCAATCAGACTTGAACATCCACGGAACGCTTGTGCGCCGATACTCGTTATTCCCGGTGAACCTGACAAATCAACCGATGTTAATTTGGAACTATAAGCGAAGCATCCGTCCGGAATTTCGGTAAAACCAAACATCTTCGCTTCAATTATTTCCCCATCTTCATTGTAGATGTATTCAATATAAGGATCGGTTCCGACATGAACACAAGTACCCTTGACACCGCCCACATTTTCACCGTAACGGATGTTTTCAGGAATAAGCGTTTCAGGCTTCGTAATGGTAGCCTTTACGATGGATTTTCCTGCGGCAGTCGGCTCAATCACTTGGTCGCCGTCCGAAAAATCCAAGTCCACGGTCACTTCTTCGGTATCTCCGATGAACTCACCAACCACGCCGCCGATGTCAACCCCTGCCTTGATGTTTTCCGGCAGCATGGTTCCCGGCTTGGTCACAACCACCTTGGACAGTACCTTGGTTGGTGCGCTCGGCGTGATGACCTGTCCACCCTCTGCCATGTCAAGGTCAACGGTGATTTCCTCGGTATCGCCAATTAAATCGCCTTTCACACCTGCGACCGTAACACCGCTTCGGATGTTTTCAGGCAGCAGGGTTTCAGGTTTTTCAATGGTCAGTTCCGTGACCAGTTCGCCGTCAGCAATGGGGACATTCATATCACCGCTTGCAAAGTTCGGCTCCACGGCCTTGCTTGTCGCAACGCCGTGGGTGTAGTAAACAACTTCGCCGTCCTCGTCTGCCGAATCGAAATAAACACGCTCCACATCTTCATAGGTCAGAACTTCGCCTGTCTGACCTTTCAGTTTAATGTTGGGCATTGGTTGTCACTCCTTACGATACATCGGTACTGGTCAATGTGACTTTCACGCCTTCTTTGGGTTCTATCTGGTCATTGTACTTCTTGATGGTAGGCACGGTGTTGTAGGCAACTTCCATTGCATTGGTGAACTCACCGAAATAAAGAAGGGTGGTGCTGGTGCCACTGTATACTGCGAAACCAACGGCAGTGCCGTCACCAGTAGGATTGCCGCTGCTGTCTTTTGTTTCGCAAAGATACATCATCATGTTTTTTGCGGAAATTACCTCGTTTCCAGAAACGGTAAAATCTCCGCTCTGGATCGTGTACATCTGACCAATCGGCAATGCGCCGCTCTCGGTGCTTTCGTTCGGCATTACTGCAAGCAGTCTGATGGTATTTCCGGCCTTAAAAATACTCGTAAGAAGGCTGTTGAATTGTGCTTTTGCGATACCCATATTGATTGCTCCTTTACAAAAATTTTTAGGTTGTCATGTTAAGGTCGTTTCCAACCGAAATGGAAGATGCCGCCTGTCTGATATACAGGCCGTCCTCGGTCTGGATCGGCGCAAGCCATTCCACGCCTTGTAGGATCAGGTCAGTATCAACCTGTCTTCCTTCATAGACCTGTCTGATATACAAGCCGTTTTCGCTCTGGACAGGACTGAACCAAATTGCAGGTTCGGAATAGTTATCAGCCAGAACAAGGTCATTGCCGTTTTGGTACACCGTATAGACCTGATGGATGTAAAGGTCATTGCCGTTCTGGATGGGCACACGCCAATCCGACAGATGGGCTTCGGTGATCGTTTGGCAAGCGTGGGTAAGGTCAGCCGCCAGACTGACGATTTTGATACCCCCGGTCAAAGCCCCTTCAAGGCTTGTATGCAGTTTTGTGGTGCAACTGCCGGAACCGACCACACCGGAAACAACGGTGCCGTGATGATCTTCGGTTGCTGCCACACCTTCGGAAATTTCGCCGGATAACAAAACAACCTCGTCTGCGTTGATGGTTCCCTCCACCGCATCATTGATCCGCATTGTTACATCACGCAGGAAAGACACGCCCGGAAATGCCGAACCGTTCAATTCGTTCTTTCGTATCACCTGATGCTCTTTGACGGCGTTCCCTGATACGGCAGCGGCGGCAGCGGCGGCAGCTTTATGGTTGGTGTCAACTCGCAGGGTGACTGTCTTTCCAGACGATACGGCATCGGCAGCAATGCCGCTGTTCTGGTAAGACGCTTTCACCGTAACAGACTTTATGTGGTGGGAAGTTACTGCGTCAGCACTGACACCAGTTCCCTGATAGGTTGCTTCGACCTGAACGCCGATCAGGTGGGAAAACTGCTTTGCATCGGCAGCAATGCCAGTCCCCTGATAGGACGCTTCCACCCGAAGATCGAGAATGTGATGTGCTGCCTTTGCTGCTGCGGCAACGCCGCTTCCTTGATAGACCGCTTTGACCGATACATCGTTTGTATGAGCAAAGGACAGCGCATCGGCGGCAACTCCGGTGCCAAGATAAGTGGCTTTGACTGACACATCATTTGTGTGGGCAAGCTGCTTTGCTTCTGCGGCAATTCCGGTTCCCAATCTGCTGATCGTGACATTATGAGTGCATACATAATCGCCAAGTTGTGCGACTGCTGCGGTTGCTGTCCCAAGCCGCTCCACCCTGACATGATGATCGGCAAAGTAATTGCCGAGCCTTGCAGCGCAAGCACGCCCTGACAGGTCATTGCGTACATAAGCAGTGATGTCAAGCTGATGGTTGCCAAGTCTCGCAGCTATGGCACGAAAATCAGCTTCGTGGGACACATAGATTGGTTGGCTCAGTTCGTGGTGGTATGGAACGATCCCAACCGTGGTGCCGTGGTGGGTGCCGTAAGATACAGCGCAATGGGCATTTTCGGCATTGCCAAGGGCAAGTCGAATAGCCGTCAGGTTGTTGTCACCGACAGAACCGACATCAATGAAATGCTCACCGAAAAGGGATAAAATATCACCGACATACCAGACCAGTTCATTGCCCTTGTAAATGCGGTAGATCTTCTTCTGCCCATAATGCACACCGTTAATGAGCATGGGCATCACACCTCTTTCTTTATCAGATAGGGTGTATCTTCGTTGTAGGTTCCGGCGGCGATCAGGGCATTGTATTCCGCTTGGGTCAGACATACAGGCATTCTGTCATACAGTCTGTCGCCGTCATGCTCAATGGCAGTGGTGTTCAGCACCATTTCCCCTTCGGCTCCGGCGCAGACAAGCTGCATGGTGGTTCCGTTGACCACATAGGTGCCGCCCTGTCTTGTGTTGATAAAGAAGCCGGACGCACCTGCCATGCCATCAAAGTTGCCGGACGCATATTTCGGCACGGAATTTCCGACCCATAGGCCGTTGTAAAATTCCTTGATCATACCGACATCACCGCCGGACTTGCCGAGCAGCATATAGGGATAATCAAGGGTGCCGTTTTCATCCGCAGGATTGGAGCCAGTGATGAAACCGAAGTGGATTTTGTCAAGGTATGTCTGGGACTTTTCATCCCACGCATACATGACCATTTCGTCCCCTTCGATCTCAATATAGGTCTTGCCGTCAGAGGACTGGAACCGACCGGAACCCTTCATGGAGAACGTGCCGTTGTCCAGATCCAGCTTGAAGGTTTCGCCGTCTTTGGATTGCAAAACGCCGGCCGTGATAAGGTCAGCAAGGACGCTGTTTGCCTTGAGCTGCTTGCCGTCGATCTCCACCGTGTTGCCTTCGGCGTCGGTGATCGTCAAACCGTCCGGGCCGATCCGCAGCGTCAAACTCAAGTCTTTCGTGTTGTCCACCACTTGGGCCGTGACATCCTCAACGGACTGCGACATGCGTGTATACTTTTCGTCAGTCTCCGTGACCTGCGCTTGAATGCCATCGAGGGCCATTTCAAAAGAGGCCGACTGCTCAGACATTTCGTCCTTGACGAACGCTTCAAGCCGGTCCTCGTACTTAATGATGCTTGCGTTGACCTGCTTGAATGCTCGCTCGATTTGCCGCGTAACCGGGCCCTGGTAGTCCTTATCGGTGGCACTGGAACTCTTACCCACGGCAGACAGTTCTGTGATCAGGCCGCCGTCAAATTCATGACACAGCGTCATACAGGGCACGGAGTACACAGTGCCGTCCCGATCGGTCACCTGAAGCACGTCGCCGGGCTCCAGGCGGGGATCGCCGAGGAAGCGAAGCTCGGACACCGGGCGGAAATTAAACCCGCCCACGGTCTCCCAAACGGCCTGCAGGCACTCCAACGTCATCCACGGGCACTTGATGTAAATGCCCTGGGCTTTGGTGGCGTCACCCACCACCAGCGTTTCTTCAAGCGTCTCGACATAGCACTTGATGTAACCCACGGTGTAGCCGTAATCAGCCTTGACCAGTCCGCCGTCGTAGTACCGGCTGGCCGTGATCGGCCGGTCCGCTTGGGTGTACCACTGCAGGACAAGCTGGCCCTCTCCGTCTATGCGTGCGAAGCAGCCCCACATGCAGGCCAGAAATGCAATGACCTCCCGGTATGTATAGCCGGAAGGACTGACATGGGCCAGCGTGATCTTACGCAGGCCGGTGGTTCTTAAAGTGACGCCGCAGGCATCGCAAATAGCCCGCAGCAAGGTTTCGCCATCCACGCCGGCAGCCCAGTCAAAGCCCAGGGCAGCATCGTCCAGAGCGTACTGGGTGGAGAACGCCCAGAGCATAGCGTCTCCGGCAGTGATGTTGACAGAGTCGTCGTCGCTGTCGTCATCGGTCACCTGCAGCTCGCCCCACGGGATCTGCAGCGAGTCTTCCTCCCCCTGCAGAACGAGCATGGCCTTTAAGCGGGCGTCGGACACATCGATGCCGCCCAGCTTCTCCCGGTCCAGTTCGACCTTCAGCTGAGTGGCGACTGTGCTGCCAAGGGTAATATCATCCCCGGAATTGCTGCCGCCGGTCCACCCTGCGGATTTGACTGCGCCGGGTGGTACTGCGGTACCGTCCGCCGTCGTCAGCTGCAGCGTGAACGGCACTGTGTCGATCAGGCCGACATACTTCTCTGCAATCTGAAGCATGATGTTTCCCCCTTACTGCTCGATGCCGGACACAGAGGCGTCCATAACCTTCCACTGGCCATCGACCCAGTCGAATGCGGTGTAGGTCGGTGTGCCAAAATAGACGTTCATTTTCCGCTTGGTTCCGGTCTGATCGGTGAACTCCATTGGTACGAATGGCAGCGCAATGTTGGACACCGCACTTTCAATCGTGGCCACCTGCTCCACTGTCAGGGGTGGCCAGGAAATATCAACCGTGGTTTTGATTGCAACGATTGTTCCCACTGCAGTAGCGTCACCGGTGCGGCCGGCGTTCTTGGACCACACCTTCTCGGGCTGGATCTTCATGCCGCCCACCTTTGGCGCCGGCATAACCACGCCGTTGATGGTCAGATCAGATACAATAAACAACGGCATATTCGCCGCCTCCTTTCACGACCTCGGCGGTGTCCAATTCGGACACCGCCTTTGGCCGGATTAAATCATGATGGGACATTCGCCGGTGGTACGGGTCAGATCGTTGATGTCCTCAATGACCTTCTCCGTGATCTTGCGGCCGCCCACGTACACCGGGATAACAATTTTGGTGGGATTGGGGTTGTTTTTCCCGGTCGCACCCAGCATCTTCAGCACGTCCATAAACGCCTTCTGCATGGTGGACACGGGCGAAACGATCTCCGGCTCCCTCGTGTTGTCGCCCAAGATGGCGGCAAACTCGCGGCCGGGCTGAGCCACGGTACCGGAGGCCAGGCGGGGCAAAGACAATTGCGGGATCTTCGGAATATTGAATCCGAAGGATTCGCCGCCGATTCCCGGCACCCATTTGGGAACCTTGATGGAGAGCTTGTTTACGGCATCGATCACGGCATTCAGAGCCTTGACAAAGAAGTTGACGAAGGATTCCACCGCCGTAACCAGGACGTTGATCGAACCTTTTCCGACCTGAACAATCCCCGCCCAGGCTTTCGACCAGTTTCCGGAGAACACACCGGAGAAGAACGTAATGATACCGCTGAAGATCTGCTTCCACGCATCAAACAGACCTCCAAGCGTTTCCTTGATCCAACTGACGGCTGCCAGCAGAGTCTCCTTCAGGAGCGCCACCGTAATCGGCAGCCGGCCCTTGAACAAGCCCTCAAGCGAATCGAAAAAGCCAGTAAGGATATTGGATGCTGCGTCAAGCACGGAGCTAACAACAGTCTTCAGCCCACTGAAGATTCCGCTGATCCCCTTCATCGCGCGGTCGATGTCACCGGAGAACACACCGGCAAAGAAATCTGCAAACCCCTGGAAGATAGACTTAATGTCTTTCCACAGTTCTGCAAAGAAGGTCTTAATGCTTTCCCAGTTATCCTTGATTACAACAACCAGCGTTGCCACGGTGGCAACAATGGCAGCCACGGCCGCAGCGACCGCAGCCGGAGCACCGAGGATCACAGCACCAACTGCAGCAATGGCCACACCGAGAGCCATCAACGCCTCCTGCGCCCAGCTGAAGCCATTCTTCAGCATGGTGAGGAAGCTGCTGATTGCCGTGACCGCACCGCCCACAATGGCGCCAATGCCGGCAAAGATGCTCGTTGTCTTGCCAAAGACTGCAACCATAGCTTCCGACAAAGTGCCGGCACCTTGTGAGGCCAGCATAAACACTTCGACCAGCTTACCAATCGGCCCGACCTTTATGCTTTTGATTGCCGCAGAAATCGCCGCTATCGCAGTAACACCCTTTGTTGCAACGGTCAGTGCGCTCATAGCAGCGGCAACGCCAAGGCAGGCCTGTTCAAGAGGTCCCAACTCCGCAATGAAATCTCTAAAGGAGATTTCACCGGAGATCAAATCCGACAGATTGGACAGGGAGTCCTCCAGATCCTTCATAGCATCAATGAACGCATCGCCTGCCCAGCCGGCGATCGGCTGCAGGAAGTTGTTCCACAACCAGCTTCCAAATGGCTGCATTCGCTCCAACGCACCAGACAGAACCTCTCCCGCAGCCGCCAGACCGGCCAGAAAGGCCGGCAGACCGCTTTCCACCGTCCAGCCGGCCAGCGGCACCAGGACGTTGTCCATGACCCAGGAAAGGCCGGAAAACAGCCCCTGCGTCAACGGAGCAGCTGCTTCCTTTAACCGGGCCAATCCCCCAGTCAGCTTGCTTGTGTCGAATGATGCGAATTTCTCCTGCAGGGCGGTCAATCTCGCCTCAAGCCATCCGATGGACTCTCCTGCTTCCTCGGTGCCATCGACGCTTTCTGCGATCCTCCCGACGGGGCCACCTGCACTTTCGCTTTCCGCTGCTTCGGAGCTGGTGGGCAATTTGGTCATCTGATCGAAGCCCAAGGCGCCCATCGCCTCTCCGGCAGACTCAGCCGCCGCCTCCAACTCGCTTACAGCTTCAGAAACGGCGCCGGTATAACTCACTGTGGTTGCTGCTTTGGACGCTCCGGAACCAAACACGTTGGCGAGGGTCTGCGCCAGCTTGTTGGCCAGCGTGGCCACATTGGCCAGCATACTGCAGAGCACGTTTAGCGCCGGGATGAAGAGAACCAGGACATGGTTGATTGCCTGTCCGAAGGTCTCCTGGATCTTGCCCAGGGTGTTGGATACCTGTTTCAGCCGGCCGTTTGGCGTGGCTGCCAGCGCGGCATTCATGCCGCCGACCGACTCAGACACCACCTCGGCCAACACCGCCGCACGCTCAGCCTCGGTACCATACTTCAAAACCGCCTCTTGGGCGGCCGTGAAGCTGTAACCATACCGGGACAACGCCGATGTCTGGCCATTCATGACCTTACCCAGCATGGTAGCGATCGACACGGCGCTCTCAGCAGATGCAGACAAGCCGTACTGCTGAGCCACCATGTCGTTCATGACCGGGATCAGAGTCTTCAGACTGCTGGACAGCGTCAGGTATGTAGCCAGTTCCTGCGCACCTTCGGTCTGAATGTCTCCGGTCACTACACCCAGACGCTCCTGAGCGTCAATGAAGTCTTCGATGCTCTTGACCTCGTCTGCCCGGACGCCCATGGTATTCCGCATGACCTGGGCCAGCTTGGCACTGGCCTCGGCCTGTTCATCGTAGGCAGCCTTGGCCTCCTTGCCAAAAGAAACAACCGCCGAAACGGACAGGACGGCGCCCATGGCGGCGAAGGCCTTCTTCATTCCGGACGCTGCGGAGGTCATCAGGGAGCACGATTTGCTGACGCTGGTCTGCATTCCCTTCATGGACGCTTTTGCTTTGTTGGACTGTTTGGTGATGGCGGAGAAATCTGCACCGGCACGCACCATCAGGTTCTTTACGACAGCCATCAGCCCACCTCCTCTCCGCCAAACAGGGCATTTAACGCCCTGACCGTGGCATACATCTGATCGTCTGTCATTTCCTCTTGATTTTTGGATTTGTCCGGGAACACCTTTTCATAGCTCGGCGGATGCTTGGACCAGACCATGGACCGGATCAGGGCCGCCAGAGAATAGAGGTTGGCCTGGGAGAGCCGCTGTTCCTCACGCTGGCGCTTGGCAGCAGCCCTTGCGTAAAGATTCAGCTCAACCGGAGTCATGTGCTCCCAGTCCCGGACGCTGATACCTAACGAGGCGGCAAGGCTCAGGCTTCGTGGCCAGTTCCAGCCGCCGTCTGAGGAGGGTCGGTCTCGTCGGCCTCTTCCTCCACCTCTTCGTCCTCAAACGCCGCTTTGATGGCCTGAGAACAGATCTTCATCAGATCAGAGATCTTGTACTTGGACTTGTTCAGCAGCACGTCCAGCTTATCCGGCGTCATGAGCTCCTCGTTGCGGTCGAGCTGCTCGTCCGTGACCATTACCCAAAGCAGACAGGTCAGCTGGTCGTAGTGCTGGATTTCCTGCTCCATATCCGCAACGGAGCACTTGGTGAGGGCACTGAAACGCTTCATTGCCCGGTGGCTCAGGCGGATTTCACGGGGACGGTCCAGTTCCAAGATCAGAACGTCGTTCTGATCAGGGCGATTCATTGTTGCATCCATGGACTATACCTCCTTAGCCGGCGGCTTCGGTCGTGGCCGTCAGAGTGGGCTTGCCGGAAACGGCCAGAGAAATATCAAAGCTCACAGCGTCCTCCAGTTCGGCACCGGTGGCGAACTTGGTCACAGCCGCCTTGAAGTTCCAGGTCTTGCCGATCTTTGCGGGGAACACGATCTTGCAGTCAACGACATCGCCGCTGTTCAGCAGCTCTGCGCACTTCTCCTGGCCCTCGTCCGCGCCGTCCATGAAGCCGCTGGCGGACACTTCACCGGCGTCCTTGAGGCCGGCCAGCTTCTCGCGGTATCCGTCAGAGTTGTTCAGGTCGGTCACGTCAATGGTGTCGGCCGACACCTCGATGCCATTGATGCTCTTCAGACCGCCGCACGCTACGTTGTCGATAAAGAGCTTGGTTCCGATTGCACTGGATTTACTCATAATTGTTTTCCTCCTCTTGATAATTCATCTGCAGGGAATACATCCTGCGGTACAGATTGACCTCTTTTTCTTTCAGATCCGGAGAGGCCTGCCGGATCGTGATTCGCTCGATGTAAAGACCTTCGTGGGTCGTTCCCTGCAGACTCTGCAGGACAGGCCGGGCAGCGCCCGACAATGCAATCAGCTCGGCGTAAGACCGAGCTACAAAATTGAGTTCAAATGTGGCGCTCTGCAGGCCGGTGGGGCCGTCCAGCGTCTCTTCCTCATCCCAGCTGTGCCGGAGATAGAAAGCAAACGGCGCTACAGCGTTTTTCAGGCCCTCCAGAGGAAATGCCTTGCCGATCAGTCCGTCTACCGTCTCCAGAGCGGTTTTAAGCACTTGTTCAGGGGTCATTTCTTTTTCCACTCCTTTTCCAGCTCCTCGGTCAGCGTCTTCATAATCACACTTTCCACGACCGGCGCTGCCTTTACAGCTGCATTTCTCACGAAATGCGTGCCCTGTACATAAGTCAGGCCGCCGCCTTTGCTGCGGGTCAGGAAGCCGTATTCCACCGACGCAGGGTAATAGGCATGGGTTTTATGCTTTCCCCCAGCCTCTCCCGGATTCTTGATTGGCTTCTGGAAGATGTCATTCTTAGCTGGATCCATGGCATATTGATAGACCTTTTTCCCTTTTGTTCGGCTTTTCTCAGCCTTACGCTTGAAGCCTTTACTCAGTTCCCGAGTCTGGCCACGTGGAGCAGCTGCTTTGACAGCTTTGCCGGCGACCGTAGCACCTTTGCCGGCCGCCTTTGTCACAACCTTCTGCGGGAGCTTCTCCATCTTCAGCAACGACGCCTGCAGGCGAATAACGTCACTGAAATCAAACGACATTTCGAGGGCCATTACTTAACCAGCTCCTTGCACATGATCAGCAGGCTCTCATGCCGTTCCTCCCAGTCGATCACAGAGAGGATAGAGAAGATCCTTTCGCCGTATTTGATCCGCATGGCAGTGGTAATGCCGGCGCGGTACCGGCAGCGCACCTTGTGGCTGACTTCGCTTTGGCTCTGCTCAGCGGCATAGAACTCTTTGCCGCTGATTGGATCGATTGCGGCCCACGGCTTGGCCACATCTTTCCATTGCGAGTCATCCGCCAGCAGCGGATCACCAAAGGCATCCGGCTCGCCTACGAAACGCTGAAACCTAATGCGATGGCGCATCTTTCCAGGATCGACCATAGACACCCTCCTTCCAATAGCCTGTTACGTGCATCTTTTGCGAAAAGATGCACGTAACGAAAAAGCCGGGGCCGCCCCTTAACTTGGGACGGCCCCGGCACTTCATGCTCTGGCCCGATTATTCGCTGGCGGGATAATCCTCATCCAACTTCAACTGATTGACAATGGGCCTCACACCTTCCGGAATAAAGCCTACCTCATCCCGGTGATCATAAGCGTGAAGGGTCATTGCCTGAACGACAAACCAGTACAATCTGGAGTTTTCTTCCGTCTCCTTCAAAGGTGCCCCCAGAAGGTATGACATGGAAGCCAAGCACAGATCTTCAATGATTTCCCGTTCCCCGGGCTCAGCTTCAACAGTGTCCTCCGCCTTCATATAGCGAATGATCTTGTCAAGCCGATCAGAGGGAACAGACAACGCCTCAGACATAGCTTACTCCTCCTGAAAAGATTACTCTGCAGAACTCAGATACTTGGCCATGACCCAACCAGTCTGACCGTCTGCGGAGACGGGAACCCAACCAGGCACCTCGGCACCGCCGGGCAGGGGCAGAACATCGACCGCTGTCTTGTCGGGCAGGATCTTCAGAATGTCATAGCTGACAGCAGGGCCGACACGCAGGCGCAGGCCCTTCTCGCTGGCAACAACAACCTGTGCCTTCTGCTCCTCCTGGATGACTTCGGCAGTCTGAGGCTCAGGCTGAGCCTCCTGCTCCTTCAGGACTTCCTTATTTTCCTTCATCTCTGATTGCTCCTTTCTTAGCCTTCGCCGGCAGCGCCACGGTCAGCCAGAGCCACAAAGGGGCTGCGGGTCTTAGTGCTGTTCTTAATGGTCAGGGGCTTAGTGACCTTGGGAGTACCATTGCAGCGGTAAACCATGCGGAAGCAGTTCTGATCAGTCAGGAACTCCACATGGATGGACCAATCCTGACGGGCAACGCCCTTGGTCAGCAGAATGTACTGGAAGGGATCCACCAGCATGATGTCGCCCTTGGTGCCCAGAGCAGCACAGCTATCCTCAAAGAGGACGGGCTTGCCCAGAACGCGCTGGGTGTCGAAGTTGCCCAGACCGCCCTCGGGATTCCACAGGAACTTGGCTGCGTTGCCGGAGGCAATGTGCAGCTCGGGCAGCTGCTCCTCGGCGTCGGGGTGCATCAGCCACACCAGACGGTCACGGTGACGGGGCATAGCGCGGGCCTGCATCTTGATGGCGTTCTTGCCAACAAAGCTGGCAGCAGCCTGGTCAGCCTCGGCATCCACGGTGATCAGCGCAGCGGAGTTGATGATGCCCAAAGGCTTGCCCTCTCCATTACCGGAGATAACGCCCTCAGTCAGCAGGCGCTGACCGGCCAGGGTAAAGGCATTGCCGAAGAAGCCGGACATGAAAGAGGCATCCTGCAGCATCTCATCGGTGCAGTAGGCAACGCCCATCATCTTCTCCAGATCCAGCTTCATTTCCTTGAACTGGGGCTTGCTGGCGGCTACTGCGGTAGCTTCCGCGGCCCAGTACATCTGAATACCGCCGAACACACTGTTGGAGACATCGGTTTCGTCCACGCTGATCCAGCGCATTGCGTTGGCGGGATTGGAGCAGGTATAGCGATCCAGACGATTCAGGAGAGGACTGGACTGGACGGCGCTCTCCATGATCTGCAGAGCAAAGTCGGTCTGGATCAGGAAGCCGCCATCAGCACCGGTACCCACGTTGGCGCCCAACGCGGCGTTGTTGACCTTAACCAGACGATCATCCACAACACCGTTCTTGCGGAAGTCATAGATGGCCTTCAGCTGCTCACCCAGAGATGCAAAGAGCTTCACGCCGCCCTCATCCTTGGGAGCACCCTCGCCGCCAGTATGCAGGGCGCCATCATAAGCAGGAACCGCAGCGTCTTTGCTGGCGCTTGCGAGGCGCTCCCACTTCTTGATGTCGGCATTGATGCCTTCCATCTGATCGGTGATCTTCTCGACCTCGTCGAGTTTGCCTTCGGCTGCCAGAGCCTCGGCCTTGGTGAGCAGCGTGCCCTTCTGCGCCCGCAGCTCGGTGAGTTTTTCCATGAAATCGATTGCCATGTAAAATTCCTCCTAAAAGGTTAATATTTTGCAAGCGCTCTGAGCCGAGCCAGGGCGCGACTTGCCTTGTTTTTGTTCGCTACCTCTTCCTGCTGGGCGGCAACGTGTGCCTGGTACTTTTCTCGCATGGCGGAAGTAATACGCATTCTGGAGCCTGCAGAAGCGACAAAGAGTGCAGGATCCTCTTCGGCGCCGCCCTCCAGGGGGACGATTTTGTCAATGAGACCGTATTCCAGGGCTTGGGTGGGCGAGATCCAGATGTCCTTATTCATAAGCTCGATCAGTTCTTCTTTGCTCTTGGTTCCATGACGGGCGGTGTAGATCTCAAGGATACAGTCCCGCGCATTCCGCATTCCCTCGGAAGCTCTGGCCAGATCCTCGTAGTCACCTTGTGCCGTCGCCGATGGATTGTGGTAACAAAGCAACGCACCGGGCTCACACGCAATTTCATTGCATCCGGATGCCGCCAGGGTAGCCGCCGAAGCACCGTAACCCTGAAAGAGTGCCGTGGTTTTTCCCTTATACCGGCGAAGCATGGACCGGATCTCTGTACCTACCGTCATGTCGCCGCCAGGCGAATTGATAAGCAAAGTCACGTCTTCGCCGTTGGCTTTTTCCAGGGCATTTGCGATGTCCATGGGGGCGGTAATATCACGCCATCCCCACCAACGCAGGATGTCGGCGGAGTCGTTGTCCCACAACTCGCCGCGCAGATCAATGTCCATTTACGTTTCTCCTTTCAATACCTGTTCCAATCCGGCCAGGTTCTTTGTAACCAGGAACTTCTTGCCCAGGCCACCGGGGATGGGATCCTTTTCCTCCAGTGCTCGGCACTCATCCGGGTTGTAGACTGTGTTGTGGATCATCTTTTCATAGAAGGCTGCACGGGATGCATCATCGCCCCGAAGCAGTACCGAGACGTTTCCGTGGACATACCACCCGTCAGCCCGCTGGAGGCCGTGAAGCAGTTTGTAGGTGTTCTCCTGCTCCCAGTGCGTCACATGAGGAAGCAGTGTGTCTGTGACATAATCTACACGCTGCTGTTGGTTGCTGTTATATGCCTCCTTACCTGTCTGAAGCATATATTTGGGGATGCCAGTAAACCGAGCGACCTCTTCCACGCTGAAGCTGCGGCTTTCAATAAACTGAGCATCGGATTGAGACAGGCCCAGAGGTGTAAACTTCATGCCGTGGTCGATGACGGCCACCTTGAACGCATCGTCACTGGCGTAGCGCGTAAACTCTTCTTTAACCCGGTCACGGGTCTCCCGTTTCGCATCGGTATCCACTTCAACGATACCGGAGAGCCGGGCGCCGTTCTGATAGAACTTCTTGGCATAACGCTGGGCCATGCCATCGGAGGCCACGACCTCCCGAGCCAAATGCATCATGCCCCGGCCATGAATGCCGTCGTATGTCTCAAAGAGCAGAATGCTCAGCTCGTAGGACGCGAAGGTGCGCTGGACGCCGTCCACATTGAAGTCATACCAATACTGGCCGGTCTCAGAGTCCCGGCGAATGGAACCACAGTCGCTTGGCAGGGCGATGCGCTCAATGACTGTGCCGGTGTTGTCCCTAACATTCCAACAAGCACCCCAACCATGCCAGAAGGCATTGGACATGACTGTCTTGCGGACCATAAACGGGGTCATGTTCATATTGGGCCGCTGCTTCATCACACGATCAAGATCCTTGTCACTGACCGCCTTGCGGGCATCACCCTCCTTCTGGTAAATTCCAAACGGAATCATGCCAAAGGAGTTTGTCAAGATGCGGTGAGCAGCTGCTACCGGCGACAGCTTTTCCGCGGAATGGATCCCCACATCCAGTTCAGTTCCGTTCAAAAACAGGTTTCTGAACAGCTGCTGAGTTTCGTCCCATGTCATGGTTCGCGTCTCGACCGCTGCCCTGGGAGCGTTGACAGCTCGGTTAAGGATCATCTACCTTCACCGCCTTTCCTACTTTTTGCAATTACCAGCGCAAAAGCACAAAGGCAAACGCCGGCTGCCGCCATGCCGGCAGGGCGGCCCAGCGCCTCCCATGCTGCACTGACAAAGCAGCTCCCGCCACCGAGCAGCAGCAGGTCGTCTATGTAAAGGACAAGTGCCCGGAGCAAACGGGCCAGCTTCCCTTTGATTTGTGCCCAAATCGGACACCGTTTTTCGTGGTCCATTTAGATACCCCATTCTTCATTCATGACGTGTTCATTGATGTTGCTGCCGGCGGCCATTCTGTTCATAGCCACCGCCATAACAATGATCCAGGCCACGGCAATATCAATACGGCCAATGCTCTTATTCTTCATGGGCCGCATATTTTCGTTGGCGTCCACGTAGCAGCGCACGTTGCCAAAACACCAACGACCAGCCGTATTGTGGACATGGAGCATTTCGTGCGCCCGGATCAGGCGCTCAAGCTCCTTCATCGGCGGACTCATGCTCATCATGGTCTGCGGGATCTCAATCACGTTGATCGCCGGCTTCATCTGGCCGCTCTCTTCGCTCGCAGCCATCAGACGCTGCGTCAAAGTTCGGCTCAAATACGGGTCTACGCCCAGCATTTCAAGATCGTACATCCTGGCCGCATCGTAGATCGCATCCTCCACCATAGTGAAGTCGATCATATCGCCGGGGCAAAGCTCGATAAAGCCGGCTCTTGCCCAGTCCCGGTACGGGACGTGGTCGCGGTTTTCGGCGTCCTCCGTGCCCTCCTCGGGCCGCCACGCCTTAAACATGGCCACCCACGTATCCAACCCTTCCTGAGGCGGGAAAAGGAGCACAAAGGCCGTCAAGTCGGTTGTGGTGGACAAGTCCAATCCACCGTAGCACTTCTTACCCAGCAGTTGCTTAACCCACTCGTCCCGTTCTGCCTTGCCCGACGGTCCCCACTGGGTTTTGTCGTAAATGGTCAGCGGGATCCACCCCACTGCCTTTACGCTGATCCACTGGTTCAGGCGCAGCCACCGGAACAGCTTCTCGGCCGCCGGCGACTTTCTTGCCGCCTGAGCTTCCAGCCGAAGGGTGCGCAGCTTCAGGTGCTGGCCCAAAGACGGATTGCAGAGATACCAAAGATTTTCGTCCCAGATGTCGATCTTGGCCAGATCGTCCGGGTCATCTCCAAATATGGCGGTCAGACCATACAGCACCGGCAGCCAGTTAGATTCGTCCCGATCCAGCAAAGCCGCCTGGGCAGTTTCCAATTCACTTTCCTCCACATTTCGCAGAGAAAGTACCGTGCGGGGATCCCCGCCCTCGTCCAGGATCTTGCGCAGCTTTCTGGCGTCGCGGATGGCCATGGCCTTTTCGTGCTGCTCCCAACCGATGCTCTTGCGGTCCGGGTCGTCGCCGGCTGTGGTCAGCACGATCCACACAGGCTGCTGACGGCCGGAGCCGGCACCGAATGTCATAATATCCCACAGGTCACGGTTAGGCTGAGCGTGCAGCTCGTCGAAGATCACGCAGGACGGTTTGTAGCCGTGCTTGGAATAAGACTCCGAAGACAGAACAGCCAGCTTGCCCACCGTCACCCAGCGGGTGGCACCGTTGCCCGACTTCTTCATCTGGCGGTACTCGATGCGCTTCTGGGAGCGAATCACCTTCAGCTCACCGCGGGCCATCATCTTGGCCGTCCACGGTGCGGTTTCCAGCATGAACACGGCGGCGTCAAATACAATGCTTGCGTTGTCCTTATCTGCAGCGCAAATATAGACCTCTGCGTTCAACTCGCCGTCACCGAACAGATGGTACAAGCCCAGCGCGGCGGACAGCTCACTCTTGCCGTTCTTCTTGGGAATCTCCAGATACAGGTACTGGTACCGGCGGAGCAGCTGATCGCTTTCCTCGTCGTAATCCAGTTCGCCGTAAAAGGTCATCAGCGTGTCCCGCTGCCAAGGGTACAGATTGAAGGGTTTTCCGGTGTCAGTGGTTGGCAGGCGCTCGACGAAATCACAAACGAACTGGCCGTGTTCCCAGTACAGCATAAATCACTCTCCTGCGGCCCGGTTCTGTCTGGCCCGTAACGCCTGGGTAAACTCGTCCTCTCCATCGGCCTCCGACGCTGCGGCAGCCATGGCCGGAGGAACAACCAACCGGCAGCGGGATGTAATGGACAGGCCCAGACTCTCGGCACACTGCCGGCACTGCTTGAAGTAGGTGCTCTGCACGCCGGTCCATTCCTTGGCCAGTTTCTCGTCCTTTTCACGGATGGCAGACGAGGCCAGCTTATCGGCGCGAACCCAGCGATCACGGGCGATCAGGAACTGGGCCAGAACATCCCGGTCCAGATCGGTGTACAGACCGGCCAGGCGCAGGATCTCGCCGATCTCGTGGAACTCGCCGTGGAACTTCTTTGCCAGCCACTTAGGCGGCGTGGCCTGCTTCGGAGGCTCAATGTAGACCTCTTGGTCCCGGCGCTCGTCCTCTTCGGCCTTGCTCAAATGCTTGCGGCCGTTGGCCTTGATAACTTCAGTTGGCTGCCTCGGTCCGGGCATCCAAACACCTCCAGACAAATTCTCCGGCCCTCCCCGTTCGCCGGTGGGGAAAATTTTTCGCGCCGAGGTGGAATCGGGGTATCTTAACCGCCTCGCAAAACTTTCCAGGGTGGGGGGAGGGGTGGGTAATCCACGCGGGCGCCCATGCGCCCAAGCGTTCAGCAGCTTGTGTCCAAATCGGACACTCAAAAACGCCGCGTTTTTCGTCGTTCTTCAGCCTGTTCATAGGCCGTCTTCTGATCGTGATGATGCTTGCACATGCTCTGGTGGTTGGCCGGATCGACAAACAGTTTCCAGTCTCCCCGGAACGGTTTGACGTGGTCCACCACCGTGGCGTAGGTGCGTACCCCCTGCTCTGCGCATTTCCTGCAGAACGGTTCCCGGGCCAGCTGCTCCGGCCGAAGCCGCTTGGTCCAGATCGGCAGCAGGTACCAGTCGTGATACTCCGCGCTGACATACCGCGTATGCCTGGGCTTAGGCTTGTGCTTCTCACACCACCCTGTTCGGGTCAACTCCGGACATCCTGGATGCCGGCAGGGTCTCAGTGGTTTGCTCGCCATGGGCTATCACCTCCACGGTCACCGAGCAAAACAAAAGAGCCGGAACCAACAACCACGCATTCTCTGCGCAAGTCATTGGCTCCGGCTCTCGTAGCACTGGCCCCGGTCAATATCCACGATGTTTTCGTTCTTGCAGCCCCGGCAGAAGGCAACCACGCGAGTGGCGCTCGTGTCGGGGTTGATCTTCATCAGGCGCTTATTCCGCCTGCAGTTCGGGCACACCAGGTACCCGTCTTTCACTGTCAACATTCTACCATGTTTTGCTTGTGTTTGCAATGCTTTCAGGCTCCTTTCTCATACTATTGTTGAATTAATAAGACGTGTTTCAAGCTAAAAAATTATTAAGGAGATCCTTTCAACTTCCGGCCCCGCGTGTAGCTGTAAGCCTGCACCAGCGGCGCCGCGAACATCAGGTATCTGGCACCGACGCACGGCGCAAATCCATACGGATTCTTCTCAGCAAACTGGACGTAGTCCACTGCTCCTGCCGGCGGCGCCAACGTCACACTGTCGCTCGGGATCTCGATATATTCAACTTCATATTTGTTCAGGTTCCGGCTTGCTCTCCATGTCCTCTCCCCCGGTTTTGCCCGGCCGAACTCCCGGGCTTCCTTGGTGAGGTACTTGGCCAGTTCCTGATAGTAATGGACATCCAGCGGCTCGATGCGGACATATCCGCCGTGTGGCCATAGGCTGCGGATCTCCTCCAGATCATCGGCGCTGACCCGGTTCATCACTACATGGTGGTGAACTCGCTTGTCCTCCAGTTCCCTGTCATCACCAAAGTACTCGTCCTCTTGCGCACCGTGAAACCCTTCCGTCGCATACACATATTTCAGTTCCTCGCCCCGGAGCCGGCGTGCCGACCGTAGTTTTCGGAAATGTTTCTGCAGCAGCACATCCCCCGCTTTCTTATCCGGCGGCAGATGTTCATCGTCGTAGGTGTAGGTGATCACCATATCGCTGCTGCCAAAGTTCGCGGCCAGATAAAGTTCCAGCTCACGCCATGAGCATTTATCGTTGTAGAATTGCTGCGCAGCCGATGTAGGCTTGCTCCTGCTGGCACGGCCCCGGCGGCCCACTTTAGCCTCCGGGACCATACCGATCACTTCGATGTTGAGAAGTCCTGCTCGAATATGCTTGATTGCTTTTGCCATAAGGCCTGCCTCCTTGCAGATAACAGACCGCAGCCCTCATGGCCTTCGTCCTCATGCTTTGTTTCATGGTATCGCCACGCCCAGCTCGTCCGCAAATTGGGTCATACAATCCGGACAAAAGTGGCACATGATTTTCAAATTGCTGTATGCTCCGTTCTTGATGTAGAGCGCAACCATATTTCTTTTCAATCCATCCCGGCCGCATTTGGCACAGGATGCAATGTACTTCGGGTCGAGCTGCCAAAGAAGGTCGTTATTCATTTCTTCTCACTCCGCGACCGATGCTATACGCACGCTCACACAATACAAAATGCTTACAAAGGACCTTCGGCCGTGTCCATTGTCCGTCAGAGGTTCGACCACAAGTGTCCGGAATATACGGATCGAAGGAAGGACAATTATCGCAAAACGATCCTTTTTGAATGTTATAACCTGCTGGCAGCTTATCATCCATCATTCGGCACCTCCGATTTTAGCGACCGTCATTCCTGTCGGTTGCAAGAGCCTGTTCTGATGAGAGGTCACGCCATCCATCTTTGCTCCGCAGTTGGGGCAATAGTTCCATCTTTCGGTAGACAGAAAGAAACTCAACATATCGTGTGATACTTTTACTTGTTTACAGTTAACGCAAACAAATTCGCCGTCTTCGGAGCGTCGCCACTCCCCATGCACCACAGGCGCAACATCGGCGGCAGGAGCGATTGCGAATGCCTCAATCAATTTTTGGCAAGGCTCCTCACTGTAACACTCACCAATATTTTCGCCGTGTCGAATGCACCCTCTGCACGCTTCGGCATAAACCGCTTCACGCTCAATGTATTCAGCCATCAATTTTCTCCTTAAAACTCATAGTGTCTGAACAGCCACCGCAACGCTTTCACAAGTTCGTCTTTGGTGATACTGTTGTGGGTTTCCATTTCTGCCACCTTTTCGATTGCAAGCACTTTGGACTGTATCGCAATGCTATCATCGTCAAGATAATATTTAACGATTGCCCATGCTTCACCAGGGGAAATGTTGTAGGTCGGAAACAGCGTAACCTTACCCATCCTTTTGCCGCGTCACTCCCCCCTCACCACCGGGCCGGTGTCTTTGCAGAAGTAGATCCTGCCGCCGATTTCCACGCGACCTGACTGGATTTTCCGAATGTACGCCGCCCCGCCGAACACATATCCAAGGAGGAAGGCCAGCAGGCCGATACCGATAACCACCGTCGTCATTCCGCATCCCCCTCAAAGATAGTCGGGATGTAAATTGGAACCATATCGTCAAAGGACAGGCAGTCGTAATCACCAGCCCTCAACCGCAGGGTACGGGAAACATCATCGTTGTTGATCCACGCCGCTTTCCCCTTCGTCGGCTCTTCGGAATATGCATACACTGGTCCAGCCGAATCCTTGGCCGCCCAATAGAACCCGTCACGAACAGCAGTGATAAGTTCCGCCAACTCCTCGCTGGTGAACAAAGACCGAAGCGGGCGAGGATCATCTTCCTCCGGCTGTTCCAGCAGACCGCCGGTAACCAGAGCCGCCTCGACTTCGTCTTCTGTCAGACCAGGCACATCAAAGAAACGACCGCTTGACAGATATACCGAATATCCGCTCATCACACCACGCATGGGCGCGACTGCGTCTACTGCATTCAGATCCACGTAGACATCTCCCAGCTTAACCATGCTTATCATCCTTTCCGGCGTCCGAATTGGACACATTTTTCTTTTTCATGCACGCCGTGCAGATTTTCCCGCCGCCACAGTTCCGCAAAGGCAGGTCACCCCGGCCGCAGAACTGACAGCCGACAAACATAACCCGCCGCGCCCTCGCAAGACGCTGCTCCTTTCGGTTCACAATTATCCTCCAATCAACTCCGGCCCTCTGCCGGGCGCCCTGTACTCCCTCAGGGCGCCCAAACCAAGTAAAGGAGGTTCGGACGCGGCTCATGCCCATAACCACGCCCGGCGGAAGGCCGGAATAGCCTATCATTTGGTTTCGGATCCAACCCTCTGCCGGACGCCCTGCGCACCACCATGCAGGGCATCCAACTAAGAAAGGGAGAAACCGGACGAGGCTGATCGCACCAACGCCCGGCAGAGGGCTGGATCCTGTTATTTGAGTATCGCGTTAATTTTTTCATCCATAGTCCTGCCCAGTTGATAGCAGTTGCCATGGGAGATGTGGTTCTTCCATGCATTATAAGAACTCCAGAACTTCTCTTCCAGCAGCTTGCCTTCCTTGACCAGCTTGGCCATTCGCACAAACTTCTTTTGGGCATTACGTTTGTTTTGATTCTTCAGCTTACGGATGGCCTTGCCGTCCTCGGTGACGTATGTATGAAAACCCAGATAATTCACACCATTCTTGAACGGGAAGATTTGCGTCTTACCATTCAGGGTCAGATCCAACGTCGCCAGATATGCCGTTATGGTTTTAAGACAGTCTCTCAGGTACTCCTTGCTGGGATGGATCAGGTAAAAGTCATCCATGTACCGACCGTAATACTCAATGCCCAGCTCGTATTTGATCAGCTTGTCCATGCCGTCCAGATAGAGCAGCGCGAAGCCCTGGTTGATCTGGTTGCCCAACGGGATACCCTTGCCCTGTGTGCTGTCGATGAACAAATCACAGAGCCAGCAAACATCCTTGTCATACCCGAAGTGATAGTGGACGATGTCCTTCAGCTGCTCATGAGAAATGCTGTAGAAGAACTTCGTCACATCGCATTTGAGAATATAGCCATCGAAGCCGTATCGCTCATAGAACTGCTCCATCTGCTCGCTCAATCGATTGAGGCCGAACAGCGTACCCTTGCCTTTCTGCCCAGCACAGTTGTCATAGATGAAAACACGCTGCAGTCTTGGCATGATCACGTTATCACACAGGCTATGTTGTATGACCTTATCCTTGAAAGAAGTGGTTTGGATAATGCGTTCCTTCGGCTCGTAGACTTTGAACTCGGTATATTCTGACACACGATAGGTCTTGTTCTTCAATTGCTCTATCAGGGCATTGATCCCATCCAGCGCAGTGACGGTGAATTTCGCCGAACTCTTCTTGAAGCCCTTCCCGCATTTTGCTCTGCGGTAGGCACGATACATATTTCCAAAATCAATTATTTTCTCGAAGTCGGTCATACAACATAAGTCCTTTTTGTTTATCCTTTCGGAAAGGTTGTGCGTTCTTTTGATGTGGTGCATTGATTTCGGCCATTGCCTACTCTGTCGAGCGTTCCACCAGTACGGGCGCACGCCGTTGTCGTTGTTGTAGTTGTTGTTGTTGATGTAGCCGGACGGGGCGACGCAAAAGAAAATACAACGCACAGCCTAATCAGTTTACTGTCTTTCCTTGGTTCTCCAAGCAATGGACATATACTTCACATCAGATACCATCTTGGACCAATAGGCCATTGAACCATCACTCAATAACCCGAGGTTTTTAGACAGCTTGATGTAAAAGGACAGTTGGTCGCAATAGGTAATCGCTTTTGTGATGGTTTCGCACCGTTCCTGCTTTCTGTGCACGTTGTTGATCCGGTTGGCTTCAAGCAGCGTGTCGTAAATATCCAGACTTTTGATTTGGATACGGTCAACAAGCGAGTGACGGTACTTCTTGGGGTATCTGTTGCAGTTCGATGTAAGCCTTATGGAGTGCTCGGCCAGCTCTTCTGCTTTAACAATTACCCTCAAATCATTCTCAGCCATCGTCACTCCTCAGAAGAGCCAAAGATAGAAGATACAAAGTACAAAATCGGGCGCACGCCGTCGTCGAAGAAGTTGCCGTTGCCGATGTCGCCGGACGGGGCGCCGCAAACAATCCAGTAAGGATCTTCATGGGGCTTTGCGGATTCAGGGGTGGCAAGCCACCACCAGCTGTTAGCCTTGTTCTTGTCGAAAATCTCCACGTTTGCCCGGTAAAAATCGAAGGTGGGCAGGCTGACCCTGGACTCCATCTCGCCGTAGGGCTTCAGACCGTCAAGGGTTGTCAGGTCGGTCTTGAAGGTGCAGACGTTTTCCTCGCCCACCGCTTCGATGATCTTGGGCAGGAACTCAGATTCCAACTGCTTCAGGGCATCGCTGGTCTTCAGGTTGTTGTCATCACCAAACCGGGATCGAAAGACAATATTTTTCGTCACTACCGGGGTCATGCCGTCCACGCTGGGGAACTTGATGAACTCGATGTCACCTACCTTGAAGGTCTCGCCATCCTTAACGCCGGGGAACATAATCTTCTCGCTCATGATTTTTCTCCTTTCACTTCGATACAAAGATATTAGATTTTAAGATACAAAACGGGCGCACGCCGAAGTCGTCGTAGTAGTAGTCGCCGTAGATGATGAAGCCGGACGGGGCGACGCACTTAACCCAGGACGCATTATCATGTTTCTTGGTGCTGAACGGCGTTGCCAGCCACCACCATGCATCGACCTTGTGTTCGTCCAGAATGTCAACATACCGGCGGTACTGCTCCGTGGTGAGCAAAGACATACGGCGGTTGATGTTACCATAGTCCTTCAGGCCGTCATCGGACGTCAGATCCACCGTGTGCTTGACAATGTTCTCCGCACCGATAATGGCTTCGATCTCATCCGCGAACTGATTGCATTCCTGCTCTACATAGGAACCGCTGTAATTGTTGTTTTTTCCGAACACCTTGTCGTCAACCAACAGATTCTTGAGAATCACCGCCGTGGTGTCTCCCGACTGCTCCAGAACCACAAATTCATGGGTTCCGATCTTGAAGGTGTCCTTCACCGCGACGTCGGCCAGCTTGACGCGCTCTGCGCCCAGGCTCACGCGGATCTTCTCCACCTGTTCTTCGGTCAGTTCGATTTCCTGACCGCAAATGCTGATGTAGTTTTTCATGATGTTTCCTCCTGTTCAGTTAGGACCAGCAGCTCAGCGAGCCCCTTGTGGGTCAATTCTCCTTCGGCGGCATAGGTGAGCAGTTGAAGGATGCGCGGATTCTTCCACTTGATGGGCTGCCCGCAGCAGGGGCAGGGATCACCGGTCTTAAGTGTCTCCATTGGCATCCGCCTCTTCTGCTGGCAGCGGGAACCATCCCACACATTTGGCCTCGATGGTTCCGGCGCCATTCGGAAAGCTCCAACGGCGCGAGAACTCGTCCCACGCGAGGATCTTCGTAGTCGTCTTTTCCATACCATCGATCACCAGCTTGACCGCGGCCAGCTGCTTATCTTTCTCAGGCATCTCTGTGCCGGGGATCCACTGCAGCGGCAGCCAACCTTCGGCGGGCGGCTCCGATACAGGCGGAACGGTCAGGTTATCCCTGTCCGGTGCCATGGTCCAACAGGCCACATCGGGCCAATCGCAATAAATTGTGTCCTGAAGCGTACCGGCGGCGAAGCGGCCGAAATCAGCGTCACCGTCATGGTCGATCACCACGATCTCAGCACCATCCGGCGGGGTCGCGTCGGGTGGGTACCAAGCCACCCCGGCAGGTGTTGCAAGGGCAGCCACCTTGCCCTTGAAATCATCAGTACGACAGAACAGCCAATCCAGTGAACACTTCAGCGCATCTGCCACTTTCACGTACTTCTGCACATCATCCAGCTTGCAGGTATATCCGTAAGGCAGGTCAGTGTAACGAGTCACCTTGCCCTCACCGGCCTCCAGCTTGTAGGCCTCTTCGATCTGTCCATTGCCAATGTAGCGATCCATGGCCTTAAACACGTCTTCCACATCCATGTTTGCCATTATGCGGGCCTCACCAAAACGATACCACAGCTTCTGGATAGCTTCGATGTAGGGCCGGTCTTTCGCCTCCTGCTCCAACGCCGCCTGCTGCTTCTCCATTTTGCGTTCCTCTTTGCGCCGCTTGATTTCATCAGCCAGAAGAGGACAAGCGTTTTTGCAGGAAAGCAAATCGGTACATTTGGAACAGCAGCGGTCACACTGCAGCCATTCCCATTGACCCATATTCAGGGCATGCTCTCGCTTCTGCATCTGGTTGGCGCAGGACTGCTTGCTTCTGGGGCATTTGCACTCTGCAATTTTTTCCAAGCGTTCCGCATAGGTCTTGACCGTATTTTCGTACAGCATGTTGAGCTTCAGACCGCGTCTCTCTCGATTCAAATACAGAGCACGCTGATCTTCGGCCGGCATTTGAGCCAGAGCGTAGGCCACTGACTCGCTCAGCGCACCGTTCTCCCAGTGGGGCATCCAGATCACGTTCAGGTTGTCCCGAATCATTTTCAACCGGGCCAACTTACTCTTGGAGACATTACAGGCCTCGGCCACGTGGTCGCGCATACGGCCGGGGAACTCGTAACCTTCTTCCTTCAGCTGATATAGTAGCGCCTCCACCCGTTCTGCCTGCTTGCTAATATCGGCAGCGGACATTTTGCGGGTGTCGCTGTTGGCGTAGATCAGGCGCAGTTCCTGCAGGGCCGCCGACTCGGCAGGCACCTCACGGATGCAAGGGATTTCGGCAAGATCTTCTCTGCCCTCGTCCACCAGCTTCCGGATGGCTGCCCGGCGGCGGTGGCCGGAGACGATGATCACGCGGTCCGGTGCTTCCGAGTTCGCCCGGACGCGGATCGGCTGCTGCAGGCCCAGCAGTTCGATGTTGGCCGCCAGCTCTTCAATGCCAGACAGCTCATAGAAGTTGTTGGGGTCGTCATCGATCAGGTCGATATGGATGTACTCAATTTGCTCCCGGTTGCCTTTGGTGCCCAAATTGGACACTTTCCCTTCGGCAATCAGTTCCTTCAGGTCAAACTTACCCACGGTTCAGGCCCTCCTTCTCTGCCAGTTCCTTTGCCCAGGCGCGGTAATCCTTGGCCGCCGAGCTGTAGGGGCTCCACATCAGTACGGGCTGTTTGGCCCACGTGGACTCCAGAACCTTGTCGGTGCGGCGGATGACCGTATCGTAAACAGGAACGGGACACTCTTCCCGCAAGTACTCCGTGGCGTCGGTCACCACATCGGAGTTATGCCACTGGTTGATCAGGCAACCGCCGACACGCACCGTCGGGTGCAGCTCCCGCACACCATCGATTTGCGCGATCAGATCGGCCATACCCTCTGCACTGAACGAATCCGGCAGAACCGGGATCACGATGCAGTCACTGGCACGGATGGCGCTGATACAGGCCACCGAGAAGCTGGGCGGGCAATCTACGATCATCACGTCGTAGGCGTCGTCCTCTTCGATGCATACCCGCATATCATGCAGGCCACGGAAGGCGTCAGTGCCGTCCTGAGTCACACAGGACAGATCCACTGCCCAAAGGTCATTGCTTGCCGGAAGAACCGACAGATTGCGGATCACCGTGGGATACACAACCTGATCGTAGCAATCGGCATAGCCCAGCAGAAGCGTGGCCAAGCCGGTGTCCGGCACATTGGGCATCAGAGTGCGGGTGGTGTTTGCCTGACCGTCGGCATCCACGACCAATACCCGCTGGTCGTATTCAGTGGCCAAAATATAGGCCAGATTGATTGCGGTGGTGGTCTTTCCCACACCGCCCTTCATATTGAGGATCGCGATTGTCTTCATTGCGTTGTTCTCCTTTTCTTAAAATTTGAAAGTTTCTCGCACGGTGTACCCGAACACCTTAGCTTCCACCGTGTAGTGCCGATGCTCCCGGTTGATGGCAATGACCTTGCCGGTCACCGACCGCGGCGGCGGGTCCTGTTTGCCCGGTAGCGTTTTTGCGGACGGGACCGAACTAAAACCATTCGGCACGAAATGCACTTTGTCTCCGACTTGCACTCTTCCACCTCATTCTCGAATATTGCTGCTTCCAGAGCCTCCGCGACAGCCAGGTGCATTTCCTTCATGGCCGGCTCAATGCAGGCCTGAGACAGAGCAATGTGTCTGCGAAGCTCACTTTTGATCAGGGCTCTCTGTGTTTCCGTCACGGGATGCTCCCTCCTTCCATGGATCATCATCAGAATCCGGCAGTTCGTAGAACATGCTGGTCTGCTTGATGTGGTTTTGCTGCTTGATGGCCTTACCCTTTTCCACATAATAACGGGCCTGCGTCGAGGGATTCTCCACCGGCACAAAACGCTGCTTCTTTCCGTCAAACTCCAGCAGCAGGATCCCGCCGGCCTCGCCGTCTTTGTTTTTGGCTACCTTCAGGCAGCGGCGGCTGACCGGGTCATTGGGCTTTTCCTTGTACAGGAGCATGACGGCGTCGGCGTCCTGCTCGATCTGACCGGATTGACGCAGGGAGTGCAGGCCCGGGGCCTTCTCCGCCTCCTTGCTCTTTTCAGGGCGGGAGAGCTGGGACAGAGCCACCACGGTAATACCTGTGGTCTGGGCCATGGTGTGCAGATCCCGCGAGATCTGCGACACTTTCTCGAAGTCAGAGCGGCGACGGTCTTCCGGCTGAACCAGCTGCAGGTAGTCGACATAGATCACGTCATAGCGCCCGGCCAGAGAAAGAGCCTGAATGTCAGACACCGACAGTCCGCCGGCCTGAATCACATTCAGCTTGCGCTTGGTCATTTCCGTTGCCGCCTTGCCTAAGATCTGCCAGTCGTCAAGCCCCAGCTGGTGGCGTTTGACTTTGCCAAAATCAATGCCGGTCACCATGGTCACGGTTCGGTCAATCATCTTCTCCGGCTTGGTTTCCAACGAGAAATAGCCGACACGCAGCGTCTTTGCCTGCGTCCACGCCATCTGAACCGTCAGGGCCGTCTTACCCGCCGACGGGTAGCCTCCAATGACGACGAAATCGCCGCCGCATTCCGCCATGACGGTGTTATCCAGCTTGGCCATACCCCATCCAAGGAACTCCGGCTTGGAGGTCTGGCGGTCGTAGAAGTCCTGCAGACCCTGCGCCATGTCTACCACACGGACGCTGGGCCGGTCGCCCAGGCTGCGGTTGATCTGGGCCACAATGTTCTTTGCGTCCTCCAGATTCTTGCAGGCAAGCAATGCGTCGCCGGCAGCCTTTAACCGTGTCAGCTGCGACTGCTCTAAGGTCAGGTCTATGTACTCGTTTACCGCTGCGGATGACGGCGTAACCTCCATCATCTGCAACAGCAGCTTGTCGTAATCGGGGCCGAGTTTCGCCGCAATGGTGGTCAGATCCACCGGCCGGCCGGAGACGAAGATTTCCTTTATGACCTTGTAGATCGTCCGATAGGACCCGACGTAGTCATCTTCCTTGGTGCGGTGGATCACGGTACCAACAACCGAGTCGTCGATCAGAACAGACCCAAGGACACTGCACTGGGCGTCAAGATAACGTTCATTCATAGGCGGTACGTCCCTTCTTCTTCCAACACGTGACCAGGCGGGGCTTGTCCGTTTGCAGCCTGCACCGGCGGCGGATCGGGCAGCTCACCGGGTTTCAGGGGATAGACGATCTTCCAGTTACTTGCCACTGCCCTGCGTAAAAGCACCAACTTGTTTGCTCTGGATCCATACGACAGGCGATCAAGCTCAGACAGGAGTGATTTAATGGCACGCGCAGAGTTTACCGCCTTGAGCTCCTTCCGGTTCTCGATCATGTCAGACATAGCGGCAATCAATTCCGGATCCTTGCCAACATACTCGTTAAGAAGCGCCCTCGCGTCTTCATCCAGATCTTGCTTACTTGGCTTTTCATCCTTGGGGGATTTAGGGGGATTATCATTGGTACCTACATGGGTATTACATGGTAATGCTTTGCCCGTTTGGGCATTTGTATTTGCCCGTTCGGGCTCTTCCATTTGCCCATTTGGGCAATTGCAATTGTCCAAAACGGAAATATCGTACAATCCCAAAATTTCATTACTCGGGGAATACCAAATCGTGCGGTCGCGGGAATCCTTATTGTGGCTGCAGGTCAGCAGTGCTCCCTTGTCTTTGCAGCTGGCAATGATCCGGCGGATCTGCTTCGCACTCCACCAAGGGAAAGTCTGCTCAAATGCCTTTACGGTGTTGTAGGTCCACCAGCGGCCTTCGTGGAAATTGCGGTTATTGGCTTGATTGGCTCGGTACCAATGGACAATCGTGTCCATGAAGATAGCTTCTTCAAGTCCGTACTTCTCCGCCACGTGGGCATAGCCCTGAATGCGGGTCAATGATGTCACTCCAACACCTCCTTTTGTTCAAATACACGCAGCCAGAAAAGGTGCGCTGATTGCAACGATGAATATCATTGCCGTCAGGCCCATTTCGCGCATCGGGATATAAAACAGAAGATTCTGCTTGTCTTTTCGGCCTGCTTTGTGATATAATACTTGTGTCTTCATTGTGCGGTTCGCCGCGCAGACAGCCCTTACAGGTTTACCCGAGCCTGTGAGGGCTTTTTTTATTTTGCCTTTCATTCATTACAAACCTCCTTTACCAGATTCCCTGATTGATCAGCGCCTGAGTCGCAATCTCACGGACACGCTGCCGATTTTCTTCTCGCTCTTCTTCGGTCGGCTCGACCTCTTTGTGCAGGGTATAACCTCGGCTTACGCCGTCAGGGCCGCAGTCGTAGAACGTCGCTTCATCCGCCAAACGCTCTGTACCGTTCCGTTCGATGTACTTTGCGAGGCCTTTACGCCGAATCAGCTTAGCTGTAAAGGGTTTTCCCCGCACGGTTTCCTCTCGTTCTTCTTCTGTGACAGTAACCTCGCCCAAGTCAAAAATCCGGACGCCGTACAACATTGTTGCCTCCAAAGTAATCACCTCCCTGCAGGCTATGAGAATAAAAACTTGTCCTATTCGCTACCAGCGCTGTAACGCAGCTCCATGACAGCCTCCACGATTCCCTGAAGATCCTCCATCACACTATCAAACTCTCGGCGCTCGTCCAGCGTAATCAAATCATCTTCCGCAATATTGAGCAATCTCCGATCATTGTGCTTGTCTCCGAAAGCATAGATCTGATTCACCAACCGGATAACCGCACCCGAGATCGGTTTACCAGGTGTGAAAGCGGGCAGAATTTCATCCAAAGCCCCGTTGGCCTGTTCCCGCAGATAAACGCCGGTCAGCCAGGGAGCCGACAAACAAACTGCCAAAAGCTCCAGCACCGGCACCGAGGCCTGACGGGCTCCATTCTCCCATGCGCTGATGGCATCCGCGGAGTAACCCGACATTTCTGCCAGTTTTTCCTGGGTAATGCCCTGGGCAAGCCGCGCCCTTTTCAGCGCATTTCCCGCATTTCTGTCCATGGTGTTTTCTCCTTTCCAGGGGTAAGATAGTTGTGGAATCATCCAGCCGCCCGGGGCGGCTCTCGACCAAACAAGGCGTCAATAGTGCAACCGAGTACATCTGCAAGCTCTGGCAATTTTGATGCAGCAGGGAGCGTTGCTCCACGTTCCCACATGGCAATAACGGATTGTGTAACCTTCATTTTTTCTGCCAAATCAGTCTGAGTTAATCCACGTTGCAGTCTGATTTCTTTGAGCCCTTTCATACTTTCTCACCTCCCGCTTATTTTTAGTAGTTTAACTACTACGCTGTGGATTATACGATGCTGCACCCCCTCTTGTCAAGTAGTATTTCTACTATTTTTTAATTTCTATTGTTTTTTATTAGCTGGTCTACTATTATTAACAGGAAAGTGGGTGGTTCAAATTAATCGGCTAAAAGAGTTACGACTTAAGAATGGATATAAAACTCAACAGCAACTTGCTACGGCCCTCTTCGTCAACCAAACTGCTGTCAGCCAGTGGGAGCGTGGGGCCACTGTTCCGAGCGCGCCAATTCTGCGTAAATTAAGCCAGATGTACGGTGTTAGCATCGATTATCTGCTTGGCTTGGATGCTGTATCCCCAGAAACAAAAGAACCCGCCACCGTTTACGGTGACGGGCCTGATCCTGAACTCTGGGAGCTTCTTAAACGGATCCCGGAGGATCGTATGCCTGAGGTGGAGCGGTATCTGCGCTTTCAAGCAGAGAAAGAAGAAAAGCCTTAAACTCCTCTCGCTTTTCTCCATCCATTTCCTGAGCAATTATGTATGCCTCTTCCCTTGTCATATGTACCGCCCTCCTTTGGGTATTGGTTAGATATTCCAATTATAGAACATTCGTTCCATTTGTGTCCAGTGGGCAAAACATAGAAAATCCGCCCGAAAACTGCACGGCAATCCTCGGGCGGCATTGATATGAAAGGATTCTCACTTGTCAAATGGGTTTCGCATTCCCCTGCCCATCCACAAGAAATAATTCTTCGACCATTCGGTTCAATGCTCTGGACACCAGAATGGCCACATCCACGCGCGGCACATGCCGCCCGGTTTCTATGTCGCTGATCGTTCTCTGCCCCACTCCGGCCATCTCGGCCAGCTGCATCTGGGTCAGACCTAATTCCTTTCGACGTGCCGCGACTTTCACTTCCATATTTTGCTCCCCGCATCTATTATTATTTGATATATCTTCCGCAATTTTACTCGAAATTTGTCGGCAAATCTCGCAATACCGAATAGTCGCTAAAAACTCACCATTTTCCAAGACTTTCCGGTTTTCGGGATTTTCTTTTATTGTTCCATTTCCAAGCGAAAAATATAGAACTCGGTGCCCAAATTGGGCACCATAACAGGAAGAGTGACCCTATATGAGTAAATTAGAAAAATGTAAGTCTTGTGGCGCAGAAATCGATAAAAAAGCAAAGGTTTGCCCTGCATGTGGGGCGAAACATAAGAAACACAAAGCTCTGGGGATTGCTCTTGTAATTTTAGGCATATACCTGATTGCTGCAGCATTTGGTGCTACCGAGGAGCCGCAGCAGCCAGACGGGACTGGACAGATTCCAGCTTCCCCAAACCAAGACATTTCTGCAGATATGAGCAAACCTTCTCCTCCCGAGGGCATTTCCCCTGCCGAAGAAGAGGAAGAAGAGTCTGTGTGGCATACAGCTGGAATGTACAAGGTTGGCAGCGATATTCCCGCAGGTGAATATTTAATCCAGGCATCAGGATCTTGTTACATGCAGGTATCCACCGATAGCTCGGGCTCGCTAAACAGCATTGCAACAAATGATAATTTTTCAGATTGGCGTTATATTACCCTGCTCGGTGGACAGTATCTCACAGTCCGAAACGGGTCGTTTGCCTCTATTGATGATATAGATCCCATTACATCCAGCACTGGATCATATGCACCTGGAATGTACAAAGTCGGACGAGATATAAACGCTGGCGAATATAAGATTGAAGCCATCGGAAATTGCTATTTGGAAGTCGCAGAAGACAGCACCGGCAGTTTGTATTCGATTGCGAATAATGACAATATTAAAACCGGCGAAAACAGATATGTGACTGTTTTAGATGGCCAGTATATCAAGTTCGATAACGCTGTAATGACACCCGTTGATTAAAGCAATGATTCTATAAATATAAAGCGGTGTCCAAATTGGACACCGCTGAAACTTATTCACAGGTAGGTGATATCATGGAAGCAGCTGAATACCTCCGCAAATCCCGCATGGAAGAAGGCATGGATACCGAGGAAGTCCTTGCTCGCCACCGTGCCAGTTTGGCCAAGTACGCCGAAACCCATGATATTCACATCATCGAAACCTACAATGAGGTCAAAAGCGGCGAATCTCTCTATGCCCGCCCCGAGATGCTTCGGCTGCTGGAAGACGTAGAAGCCGGCAAGTATGAGGCCGTCCTTTGCATGGATATGGACCGTCTCTCCCGCGGCCGCATGAAGGATCAAGGAATCATCCTTGACACCTTCCGGGAATCAGGCACTTTGATCATCACCCCGGACAAGACTTACGACCTCAACAACGAGATCGATGACGAGCTGGCTGAGTTCAAAACCTTCATGTCCCGCCGGGAATACAAGATCATCAATAAACGTCTGCGCCGCGGCCTGCTGCAGTCCATCAACGAGGGCTGGTATGTAGCCAATGCCCCCTACGGCTACCGAAAGGTCACAGTGGACAAGCGCCCCACGCTGGAGATTGTTGAGGAAGAGGCTAAGTTCGTGCGCATGATGTACGATATGTATATCAACGGAAATGGTTGTACTAAGATAGCCAGGCACATCAACGCTCTGGGTGCCCATCCGCGCCGCGCAGCATCCTTTAACCGCTCTACCGTGGCCATGATCCTACGAAACCCCACTTATGCAGGAAAGGTCGTCTGGAACCAGAAATCGCACATTAAGAAAGGCACCAAGGGCAATCCAAAGCACATCACCATATACAATCCGCGGGAAAAGTGGCTGATTGTCGAAGGGCGCCACCCTGCTATCATTGAATCAGAGATCTACGACAAAGCCCAAGAGATCTTTGAGGGGCGCTATATTCCAAGTAAGAACGACGGAACCATTAAAAGCCCTTTGGCTGGACTGGTTAAATGCGCTGTCTGTGGCCGGAACATGCAGCGCATGGAAATGCACAAAGGAACCCCTTATCTTCTTTGCAACACAACCGGCTGCTGTGCCGGTGCTCAGTTCGAATTTGTGGAACAACGTGTACTGCAGCACCTAAAACAAGTGCTGGCCGAGCTGACAGTGGACAAGCCAACTCAACCAACGGGCCGACACGCAAAATCCCTGCAGACGGATCTGGAAGTGATCAAAAAGGAACAGACTGCCGCTCAGGCTCAGAAGAACAAGCTCTACGAGCTGCTGGAGACCGGCGTGTACGACCTTGATACCTTCCGGGAACGAATGGATGCCGTAAAAAATAAAATTGCCTCTCTGGAGGCAAAAGAGAAAGCAGCGCTGCGAGCCATAGACGACGCACAAAAAGCAGATCCTGAAGCCCTGGCTGCAAAGATTCAGGCACTCCTTGACGCCTATGATACCTCCGATGGCGCCGCAAAAAACGCCATGCTAAAGGGCATTATCAATGTCATTTGGTATACCAAAGAAAAGAAAACAAAGCCCAAGGACTTCTTCCTTGATTATGACCTGAAAGCCTTCTGACAGAAGGCTTTCAGTGCGTTCAGGCAAAAATCTTCAAAAGCGTTATATCTTCCTCTCTGCAGGAATCGAAAATTTTTTTCGTGTGTATACACACGGCCTCCCGGATACAAGCGGTGTCGCCAACGGGGCCGGGCATTACCTTATCAGGCAT